TTTAGTGCTTGGAATGTTTAGGTTAGCCATTTAATTTTTTTCCTCTAGTAAGTTAAACGTTTCCAACGACCTCTTCAAAACTTACTCCTGTGCGTGTCGCAACAAATGTAAGTCCGATAAAGTTAATCGATCTTGCGGGTTTGATGAAAATGTCAGCTCTAAATTGATTTGCATCAATTACGTCTGGTGTGTTATTTGTTTCATCACAAATAACAACAAAGTCAGTGATACCTCTCTTTGCTTTAACATCACGAAGGAAAGGATCAACTATATTTAAGAAGTTTGTTCTTGTAATTACATCATTAAATTCAAACAACTGATCTCTTGCTGCTCTTTCA